CTGGCGGCGAGTGGGTGCACTCGATGGGTGGAACCGACCGCCGCGACAAGCCCGGCTCCGCTGACGCCGGGGGCCGTCGTGACTGACGGCTGGTCATATCGCTACGGCGGCGAGACGTTTACCGAGCCCGGCGAGTGGGTGCATCTGCCCGCTGGGGAGGCCGGGAACTTGCTCCTGTGGATCAAGGGCGTTGAGGCTGGAAGCTGATGGAGCATACACTGGACCATGAATCCCGGCTTTCCCGCATTGAGGCATTGCTCGAAGCGCTCAACCAGCGGCTTGACGACGCGATACTCACGCAACTCCGCGATCATGGAAAACGCATTCGGGATCTTGAGGATCATATCTCGGTTATGGCCGAGACGTGCGCGCGGGAACGCGGGGAGCGGCAGGGCAGCAGGACAACGGCCATCGCCATTATAACCGCCCTCTCGGGAGTTGGCGGTTGCATCGGTGCCATTGTGGGCCGGATGTTTTGAGAATGCCCTGTGCATGAATGGACACCTACGCGCTCCAGCGTCAGCTTCTTCAGGCAGAACTTCCTCCAACGGAAAAGCTTGTAGGTATGGTGCTCGCCATACACATGGACAAGCGGACCGGAAAAATCCGCGTGCGGCAGGAAACCGTCGCGCAGGAGTGTGGCGTGTCTGCGCGAACAGTGCGCAGGGCCATTGCTGCGCTCGTATCCTCCGGAGTGTTCGTCTCCGTGGCAACCGGACGCTCCTCGGTTTTGGTTGCTGGTTCTGGAAAGAGTACTGGAAGAGTGGACCGGCCACCGGTGTCCTATCAGACCGGTCACGGGTGTCCGCAATTGAAGCGGAAAAGGGCCCCTTGGGAGTATGATTTGGCGCACAGTACGAGGCCCGAGGAAGAGGAGAAACGAGGGCATGAAAGTTTTTTGAGAGAACAGGAAGAACGCAGGCCAAACGGGGGGTGCGACGATGGCGGCACGATTTGATTGGGAATCCATCCGGGCCGAGTACGAAGTAGGGGCGAGCCAGTCCGATCTGTCCAAGCGGTACGGTGTGAGCCGGACGGCCATCCAAAAGCGCATCCGGGCCGAAGGCTGGGTGCAGGATATTTCCGGCACCGTGAACCGCATGGCAGAGGCCAAGGTTGCGGGCGTGGTTGCAGGCTGCAACCCTCAAAAAAAGGCCGAAGCCTTGGACCGCGCCGCCGAAGCCAAGGCCGCTGTCATCACCCGCCACCAGCGGGAGTGGGATCGGCATCAGGCTCTTATTGATGAGGCTTTGTCCGAGGGCAGCTTCGACAAGGCCAAGCTCGCCAAGATCACCGCCGAGACGATCAAGATCCGGCAGGAGGGAGAGCGCAAGGCGTGGGGCATCGTGGACAAGACCGCCTTGGATCACACTTCATCCGACGGTTCCCTATCTCAGCGTCCGGTGGATCTCTCACACCTCTCCCCGGACGAGCTGCTTCGCCTGACGAAGGAAGCCTTCAAAACGCCGGATCATGAGTAGCCCCGCCATCCTTTCCGATATCCGGAAGGCACTGGCCCGTAGCTGTCTCGCGGCCTTCGTGCGCTACACCATGCCCGGCTACCGCATGGGATGGGTGCATGAGGAAATCTGTTCCGAGCTGGACGCCTTCCTTGCCGATGTCGTAGCCGGACGTTCCCCGCGCCTCATGCTGACCATGCCCCCGCGCCACGGGAAAAGCGAACTTGCCTCCCGCCGCTTCCCGGCCTACGCCTTGGGCCGCTACCCCGATCTATCCGTCATTTCAACGAGCTACGCCGCTGACCTGTCCTCGCGCATGAACCGCGATGTTCAGCGTGTCATCGACAGCCCGGAATACCGGGAACTCTTCCCGGGAACAGCCCTTTACGGCAAGAATATCCGCACAGTCGGGAACGGCTCCTACCTCCGCAACTCAGATATCTTCGAGGTGGTGGGGCACGCTGGATGCTACCGTTCCGCTGGCGTGGGCGGCGGCATCACGGGCATGGGCGGGCATATCGTCATTGTCGACGACCCGTTCAAGGACCGGGCGTCCGCCGATTCCCCGACCATCCGCCAGAACGTCTGGGACTGGTACACGTCCACGTTGTACACGCGCCTCGCGCCCGGCGGGGGGGTGCTCATCATCAATACGCGCTGGCACATGGCCGACCTTTCCGGGCGGCTGCTTGAGGCCGCTGCACGGGGGGAGGGCGACCACTGGCGTGTGGTGGACTTCCCCGCCATCGCCACGGCGGACGAGCCACATCGTAAGGCCGGGGAAGCCCTGCACCCGGAACGTTACCCGCTGAGCCAGCTCCTTGCCATTAAGAAAGCCCTCGGCACACGCGACTGGGAGGCCCTGTATCAGCAGCGGCCTACGCCAGACGGCGGCGCCATCTTCAAATCCGAGTGGCTGCGCTTCTGGCTCCCCAAAGACCTGCCGGAGCAGTTCGACCAGCTCCTTATCTCGTGGGATATGACGTTCAAGGACGGCGACGATACCGACTTTGTTGTGGGGCAGGTGTGGGGCCGCAAGGGGGCCGACCGCTACCTCCTCGATCAGGTCCGGCGGCGCATGGGATTTACGGATACGGTCGCCGCGTTCCGGGCGCTCGCCGCCAAATGGCCCGGTGCGGCCCGTAAGCTGGTGGAGGATAAGGCCAACGGCCCGGCGGTTATCGACGCGCTGAAACATGCTGTGCCTGGTATCATCCCCGTGGAGCCGGACGGCAGCAAGACGGCCCGGGCCCATGCCGTGACCACGTTCTTCGAGGCCGGGAACGTCCTGCTCCCGCACCCTGAGCATTGCCCGTGGGTGCGGGAGTACGTCGCGGAACTGACACAGTTCCCCGGTGCGCCCCACGACGACCAAGTGGACGCCACAACACAGGCGCTGCGTGATTTCGATACCAAGCGGCCCATGTGCATCAACCCCGCCATCCTCAATCAGCCACGTATGGGAAGGAGAATATAAATGAATGTAAAGAGTTAGAGTCCTGCTTCTTGACATCTTTCCTTCACAAAAGGGTTCTCGTTACCTTGTAGTCTTTCAATACGTCTGGCCCGCGTGCATTCCCACGCATCAACCGGATACATCTTGTCCCATGCGTCCATGAGCTGCGTCTGCTGGCGGCTCATGCGGTAGCGCGGGGCGTAGGCGTCGGCCATATACTTGTAGGTCCGGGCAATTTGTCCCCTTGATCTGATAGGCGGCTCGGCCTTTCTGTCCGCAATCTTCATCTCACAACTCCCGAAGTCCGGCTTTTCTCCCGGCAACATCTGAAAGTTGTGGTTCTGGCGTAGGGCATTCACCGCGCCGATGGCCGGATACAGATTGTACAGGTCAGCCTGCATGAGCCTGTATTCCCGGCTGACCTTCTCGGCGCACTTGCGGCCTTTGAACGCCTTTCCCCTGTTGTCCACGCACTGCGCGTCGCCCTCGCGCCACTCCGCGAACGCCTGCCCGAAGTTCTCGGCGGGGACCACGTGTTCCCATTCCACCTTCCCGGCCCGCTTCCCGTGCTTCGCGGCAGTAAACCCTTCCGGCAGGGTGACATTCTTCTTCTTGTCGAACGCCGCCCCGCAGTAGAGCGTGATCCGATGGTCATAATAGACCTGCCGTTCCAGCGTCTTCTTGGCCTTGCTGAACGAATCGTTCCATTCGTTGCCCGCGGCCTGCGCCTCGGACGTCATAACCAGCGCGGCCAGCAGAAACACCATGATGCTTTTGTACATGCGGATACCTCCCTAAAGGTATCCATGTTTATATAGATTAATCTATATTGATACAATATGAAAGGTGTCCCACAGCCAAGCCCCCCCGAACCTTGTTCACGGTGTGTTTTCTTTTTGGCTCGTAGCATTATGGGCACATGAGCAAGAAGCGCACTTATCGACACGCCACCTCCATACCTCAAGTGCAACCGTCGCGCCGTCTGAATTTCTCCCCGGACGTGCGCGGCGGCCTTGCTCAGCCTTTGCCGCCTACGCCCGACGACATCAGCAGGCTGTACGGCCCAGCGAAGACGCTCGGCGCGCCCGAAGAGGTGCAGCTTGCGATGGATGCGCGGCTTGCGGATTCCGGCGTCTATTCCCTGCTTCAACACTCGCTTGAGCTCGGATTCGGGATTGCCCCTCAATTCATGGGCTACGGCGTCCTCCAGAACCTTGCCCAGAACGGCCTGATCCGTGCCTGCGTCGAGACGGTATCCGACGACATGACCCGAGCATGGATTGAGTTCAAGCGCGAAGGGGAGGGCGGCGACGAGTCATTGCTCACCGACCTTGCGCAGGCGTGCAAGAGGTTCGCACTGCAACGCCTTTTCCATGAGGCGACCGAGCTTGTGGGGTACGAGGGCGGGGCCTTCCTTTTCATCGACACCGGAGCAGTCGGGGAAGAGCTGGAACGCCCGCTGAACGTCAGCCCGTATTCCGCCGAACTCAGGCCCGGCGGCGTGCTGCGCTTCGTCGTCATCGACCCCGTGAACGTCTTCCCCGGAGACTACAACAGCCTTTCGCCGCTTGAGCCGGACTACTTCCGCCCGCGCTGGTGGTGGGTGCTCGGGCAGCGGGTGCACGCCTCGCGCCTCATCCGATTGGTTGCGAACGAATGCCCGGTGCTGCTGCGGCCCGCCTACAATTTTTTGGGCATCCCGCAGGCGCAGATCCTCTGGGATTACGTCCTGCATTTTCAGGAATGCCGCGCCGCCGAAGCCCGGCTACTGACCAAGTTTTCGCTGACCGTCTTCAAGACGAAGATGGAAGACATCCTGTACTCAGCTGGGGGCACCGCTCAGATCGATACCCGCATCCGGTACATGATTCAGACCATGACCAATGATGGCGTGCTTGCCGTCGACAAAGAATCGGAAGACGTGGTCAAGCTGGAAACCCCGCTTTCAGGCGTGACCGACATCGTGCGCCAGTCCCTTGAAATCCTCGCCGCCCTGAACCGCACTCCGGCGGTCAAGCTGCTTGGCATCAGCCCGTCAGGGTTCAATGCCACGGGCGAATCGGACATCCGCAACTACTACGACCATATTACGAGCCAGCAGGAGAAAGTCCTGCGCGACGGCATCAAGAAGGCGCTCGACTGTATCCAGCTCTACCTGCGCGGAACCATCGACCCTTCCGTGACTTTCGACTTCGCGCCCCTCGGCGAAGAGGATAGGGCGGCCCTTGCGACGCTCCAGAAGACCAAGGCCGACACCATCGCCGTCTACATGGATCGGGACATCATCTCTCAGGAAGAAGCCCGGCAATCCCTTGCCAGTGACCCGGACAGCGGCTTCTCCGACATCGACCCGGCGGAAGTGCCGCAGGGCAATGGAATGCCTGATGCCCTGCCGGAAGCCGGGGAAGAGGGCTTGATGCCCGACATCGACGATGTGGACAAGGCCGGGGCCGTCTATGGCTAAGGTCATCCGCGCCATCAAGCCCAACGCGGGCATCCGGGCGAAATACCGGAAGCGGCTGGTGTCGCTTCTCGACGAGATGCAGCGTTCCGTCGTGTGGTGGCTGCGCGCCGAGTACAGGAAGCAGGAAACCCGCATAGCACAGGATGCGTCCCCGGCGAGTGACCTGCAAGACCGCCTCAAGCGCCTGTTCCGCTACTGGACGAAGCGGTGGAGGGAAAGCGCGGAGAGTTTCGCGCGGGAGTTTGTGGGCAGTACGAGGCGGCGCACGGAAGCCAGCATGAAGCAGGCCCTCAAGGATGCGGGCTTTACGGTGAGGATGGATAGAAGCAGGGCCATGAACGACGTGGCGCGGGCTCTTTTCGAGGAAAATGTCAACCTCATCAAGTCCATCCCGCAGCACTATTTCACGGAAGTAACGGGGCTAGTACAGCGTTCCGCCAGCATGGGCAGGGACGTGGAGTTCCTCGCCGACGAACTGCACAAGCGGTACGAGATCACCCGGCGCCGGGCCGAATTCATTGCTCGCGATCAATCCAACAAGGCGACCGAGGCCATCAAGCGGGTACAGGACAAGGAACTCGGCATCACCGAAGGCGTCTGGGTACATGTGCCGGGAAAGAAAACGAGCCGCCATACCCACCAGCTCATGAATGGGAAAAAGTTCGTCATCACGGAAGGTCTTTACGACTCTGACGTGAAGCGCAAAGTGCTTTGCGGTGAGCTTCCGGGGTGCCAATGCACGTACCGGGCCGTTATTCCTGAATTTGGAGACTAGACTATGTATCAAAGCAACGGCGTCACCTTCGACGCGGCCCCCTCGCAGCGGGAAACCGACGAGAACGGGTTCCTTCACGTCGGGGCGTCGCACATCACGAAAGCGACGGTGAACCCCTACTATGGGCGGGAGATTCCGGGCTGGCAGGAAGCCGGGCTTGACCCCGAGGCTGTCTACTACGGGCTTCGGGACCCGGAAGAACTTCAAGCATCGCTTGAGACATGGGCCGGGCTGCCGCTGCACATCGAGCACCACATCGACAGCGCGGAAGAGCCGCAGAAGCTCACCCGCGTGGGCGCGGTGGGCACGGGCGCGGTCTGGAACCCGCCGTATGTGGATGCGCCGCTGACCGTGTGGGATCGGGCCGCCATCGACGCCATCGAAGACGGTTCTTTCCGGGAACTCTCCTGCGCCTACCGCTACGACCCGGATTTCACGCCGGGCAGCTACGAGGGCACCCCCTACGATTTCATCATGCGGAACATCCGAGGCAACCACGTCGCGCTGGTCGAAGAAGGGCGGGCCGGGCCGGACGTG